TCCATTTAATCCTGCTACAACGCCTGACTTGTTATATTCTGCAAAAACTACTTCATCTCTTGTTTTAAATATTGACTTTATTAATTCAAGTCTCTTTTTATATACTTTTTGTGCTTCTTTTGTATTAGCCTGTTTTTCACCCCTTGCACTAGGCATTTTTGCTCTAGTTAGATCTTCTTTATCTTCCCCTGCATCTATACGCATCTTTTTACCGCCTACTGTTATCCATTCTTCAGCATCTTTATCTGTATCTAATTTAGATGGGTTAGATGGCATATTTAAATTATATATAGTAGGTATTTAAAGTTGTCTTATTCTACCAACCTATGTATTCTCCTGTACTTTCAGGACTCCAAAGATCAGGTATATCTCTTATAAAATCAACCTTTTGTTGTCCAAACGCTACTAACGCCATACTGTCGCTGTAATCATCAGCGTGTTCACTACGGACTTTTGGTTGTTGATCCTTGAATTTACCATGATCCCAATACATATATGACAACTGTTCCACTAGTTTATCCCTGCTATAGTCTTCCAATAATGAAATATTAATCAATCTTCCCGAACCTTTTGGGTTTAATTCTTCAAATAATCGTTCTAAATTAATATATAAATTGATTTTATCAGATTTAAAATTGATTCCATATAGATTCATATCAGGATCTACCTCCCTGCACAAGTCCATTAATGTATCACCCATTCCCGTTTCATCGATATATATTCTTCTTAATCCATATATCCTGTTATATTCTGAAATCTTTCTAGCAAGTTTAGGTTGTTCTGTTGTTAGTTCAGTATATATTTCTACAGGGTACATCACACCTTCTCTTACACCCGCAATAACGATCACAGTTTCATCTGCACCTTTACCACTTGTATCAACTCCTGCATCATAATATTCAAACTTTGGTCTTTCAATAGGAGTAAGTGCTTCTTGTAATAAATTATAAGGTATAAGACTATTACCACCATCAAGAAATTCCCCATATATTTCCTGTCTTTCAGCAGCTTTTGTAGTGCCTTTAATAAGTTTAAGAACCTGTGGATCACTAGCGGCAAGTGGGTTATCAAATGTTGTTACATGAAATTGTGTCCACGGATATTTTTGTTTGTCTTCATGCCCTTCTATTGGTTTAGGTTTACCATGCTCATATAATGTATGAGAGTCCATACATGATTTAAAAAACTGTCCTGACTTTCCTTTTGGTGTACTTGTTAAAAGTATGTGTGGTTTTGTTGTAACCGTACTAGGCAAAAAGGCATCAAAGACTACTTGAGGAATATAAGCTGCCTCATCCAGTATTGCATAGTGTACTGTAAATCCTCTAAGTGAATCTCCTGTATCTCCTATCGGTCTTACAATAAAATTGGTCTTTCCAGTTCCATCATACCATTCAAGTGTAATTTCTGTTTTAATTTCTCTTATTATTTTTTTACTAAGTGTAGGACTCATGTGAAGAAAATCACTAATCTTGGATAAAATTAAATGTGCTTGATCTTTTGATAGTGAAGCGATTACAACATTGGCTACCCCCGTGTCTATGTTACTTGCAAATAGTGGTGCAAAGTATGCAAAGTGTATTGCCTTAAGTCCTGCATTGGTTGATTTACCCACCTGTCTACCCGTTCTATATACAATGAATCTGTCATAACAATCTAAAAATGCTTTGTTATATTCAAATACATCAAAGCCTAAAAATTTATCTACAAAGTATGAACAGTTTTTAAATGACTTTACAAGTGTCTTTGCATACTCTACGGGATCTTTTATATACTCTACGGGGGGTAACTTTCTAAGACTCATCTAGTAGTTCCCTACTTAGTTTAACTGTTTTTGCTATCTCATGTTTTTGGTCATCACTTAATGTTTCTGTTTGTGTTATTTCTACTGTTTCTCTTTTTGTTTTAATCTCATTAATTACCTTACCCAAATTTGTAAGTGAGTTTATACGCTTGGTAACTTCAGGATTAAGTTCACTATTTTGATCTTCCATATTTTCAAAGAACACAAGTTTTTCAAAGTTGTTATGAAATTCTGCTTCCATCAAATCAAGTGTTCTACCGCCTGTACTATCAATTAATTTAGCAATATCTTTTCTAATTACACATAATGAATCTGCTTCAAATTTTGGACATATACCGTTACCGCCTAACTCTTGTGGTCTAAATGAACACCCGTTACACTCTGGGGGTAAGTTTCTAGCATAGTTTAAGTTTTTAACATTAGCAGGTACTTTTTTTGGTAGTGTTCTTTTATCAATAACCAACTCTTTTTCCCCCGTTATATAGTCTTTTTTCTCGATTAATTTGACCATATATATACTTTTTTAAATAGTATTTAAGGCTTGTTTTTGTTCTATTTTTACAAGGGCTTTGTAAAAGTCTTCTTCATAATCTTCTATTTTAATTTTAAATGGTTTAACTACTCCATCCCATGATATAACCAATATAACACCTTGATCTATTTTTTGACCTGTACAAAACTCCCACATCTTACTGTATGCACATAGTTGAATGAAATAATTTTTACTTTTACATTGTGATTTTGTCTTTGGTTTTCTACTGTTTTTAAAATCAACTATACTTAGTACACCGTCATATTCTGCTATACAGTCGGCAGTTCCCGCAAGTTCTAAATCATCACTATACAATGGAATTTCTAAACCATGAACATTATCAACGTGTTCCATTAGATGTAATGATAATGGTATAAACAAATCCATTGGATCTATTTCTTCTATCTTGGAACTTGGTTCATTAACAGTTGTATTACTTAGATATTCTTCTGCAAGTTTGTGAACTATGTTTCCCATTTCCATACTGTTACCCCCAATTTCTTTGCACCTTATTTCTGCTTGTGCTTCATTTATACCCTCATCTCTTGCAACTTTAGCCACCCAAAATGGATACCATTTTTTATCATCTAATAATCTAAATACTGTTGTTATACTTGGATAAGTTTTACCCGATTCTGTTTTATAAAAATGACCTTCTTCTGTGTGTGCTGTTTCCACAAACGGTCTATCAATTTTATGTTTCACATGACTAAACATTTATTTATTAGTAGAGGATCAACTATTTATATGTTTAAGATTGTAGAAGATAAACTAGATGAAGTAAATGAAAATCTAATTAAAACAAATGAATTACTAGCAAAAATAGAAGAAAACCTTAGAGTTCCTAATATGATTGAATGGGCAAAATTTAGAAAAGAGTTAATAAAAATTAAAGAGTAGTATCTACAAAACTATCTGTAGATTCACTTAAACTTATCATATCTTCATAGAAATCAAGGTCTATTTCTCCTATATTTATTACAGTTAGACCACTTGGATAATTCCATTCAATTTGTGATACTATTACATTTACATCTAAATCTCTATCAACATCTACTGAAGCAGTTACACTAGCATTATTACCGTTTTTACGTTTAAGTTTAACTTTATGGTTATATCTAATATGATGAATAGGAGAAACTGACCTAACTACATATTTTTCTTTTGGTAATGCAAAAGTTGTATTTGAAACACCAAAATTAGCCCGTTCACGAAGAAGTTTATATGATAATTCATTACAGTCGTTTGATGCATCAAGTTGTTTTACTGAACGTCTTAAAGTTCTTCTTATACCATCAGGTTCTAAAGCACTAGTTGAAAATTCAAATGTTGTATTATTTCTACCTACAAGTATGATTTGACTAACTACCTGCCTGTCATTTGATTCAGTATTAGTTATATTATAAGGTGATGTTGTAGAATTTTGATCAAATGTAAAATAATCTGAACTTGTATATCCAGTATTATGACCTGCATCTGTTTCTATAATTATATTTTTTCTAGGTGTCATATACATAACACAGTCGCTATACAATAATAATATGTGTAAAAACTCTACAACTGAACCAATTTCATATATGTTACCTGATAAAGCAATAGCACTTTGAACACGGGCAAAAGAGTCTACACTTCTAACAGTAAAAGATATGTTTGGACTTGCATTAGTAACAGCTGATTGTGATATTGTTTTAAATGCTACTGATGATAAAGCATGAGATTGTATTGTTCCACCGTATGATGTACCTAATTTTGCTAATAATAAAGTATAAGAATTACTGTTACAAAATGCAACTTTTGTTTTTTGTTTACTTCTAATACTAGTAACACTACCATTAAATTTCATATATTGAACTATTGGTTTTGTTATGCGTATTTTCTTTGCATCTTCATCTGACAAAGTAGCACCACAATAAACTTTGATTTCATGGATTTTTCCTTTATATTCATCACTTGTTGAAGTTTCCGTATCACCAAATACCATAGCGGTACTAGATGGTTGTAAATCTTGTGTAACACTTTGAGATATATCTTCCACACCGTTGACAAACGCTTTTAATAAATTATCTGAACCTCGTTTAACTCTTATATGACATGGCATTATTCTTGTTGGATTTGATAATGTATTCATTATGAGTTCACTACTTCCTGTGTAACCACTTGTTATACTACCATTATCTACCCTCAAAAATACTCTCCATGATGAATTAGTACCATTTGTTCCTGTTATTCCTATATCAAGTCCTACAGTTGA